ATTACCGCCGACTAAGTAGAGGGTGTCATTGACAACTAGGAAAGCCTCGCTTAGATTGGCGGGTCCGAAGTTGTCAGGGTACAAGTCGTTGACATGCGTTCCAATGTTGTTTGATTGGTCGATGTTAAGAGAACCCGATGCAATCAAACTCTGATCGGTAGCCGAAATGAATACTGTCCCGGGGTTGAGGTCAGTGAGTTGAACACTCAATGTGCCATTTGCAGCGACCATGCCTTCGACGTTTCCATCGTAAAGTGATCCGTTCTGCCAAATGAAATCTACACTCTCGATTGCAATGGCCTGTCCTGTTGGAACGTTCACGTAAGCCCCAAGGTCAATTGTTGCTTGGAATCTTGATCCATCAGCCGCAGCGGCCGTCATTGCTGTATCTTCGGTGAGGTAAAAACTACCCGTCATTGATTTTGCCATATCGTACGCCTGTTACAATCTCGGTAATAAACATTACATTCCGTACTAGGACTCCATATCTTCTTTGGTTCACCACGCTACGCATAATGAACCCACCACCCTAAACCCTAGCGTGGGCAACAGGAGATAAAACCTACGTTGTTCTGTTCTCGATTATTGTTAATTGATATAGTAGAGCCTTGTCCCCGTAAATATGCCCATAGTGAGCATTAACCTGAGTGATGGGGCCTACGCGGCCTACAGACGCGCCTCTAAGCACGCAAGAAGAGGCTCTGCCTATGTGACAGCAGCAGTGGAAGAGAAGGCTTACAGGCAGATGAAAGGGGAACTTAGATCTCAAACCCTCATGCCGGGAGACATGAGAAAGACTTCGGGTGGTTATTTACTCCAATATCAACTTCAAGAGAGTGGTGATTTCAAGTTCGTAATCATCGAACACCCCGAAGGTCAACAGAAATTAGACGTAGGTGAAGAAGAATGAGATCTATCTTAGAAAAAATGACAAAAGAGGAAATCATCCTATGGATGGAAGAAAGGTTTGGAGATCTCGATTGGTGGGACAAACCGATCTGTCTAAATTGTGAAGGACAAATAGAAGTAGATCATAGATTAATCCCCTACTGTATGTGTAGGAGTGAAGAAGAATGACTTATTGCTGTTTTCAGAAGTATAATTATCGAACGCAAAAATGCCGCTGTGAGATTGAGAAGGAAAAAAGAGAGAGTGAGGGAGAATGATTCTTCAATTTCCTGATCTACTGTTCTATGATTACGAACATTGGGCCCGTAGTCTAGGGTCAGAGGTCTAATTAGTTCCCCACCATTCAGCATAAGGATGTGTAGGATCTGGCATCATACCTTGACCAGTTTCTTTCGCTGCTACATTGGTCCCCGTTGGTAATCCTGCTACGTTGTTCGCTACTGCTCTGTTGCCTTGTGTTATTGCAGCAAGGTTTGAAGGAATGGATGCAATGGTTTTACCTTTCTCGAGATCGAAAGGATCAGTATAGAAGTCCACCGCAGCCTTAGCGCCTTCTTTTCCGAAGAGAGCATAGGATACACCAGTGCCAACAAGCGCACCAGCAACAACAGCCCCCGCTAGGTAGAGATTGGGCAGCATTGCCAATCGACCTAAGCCACTTCCCGTTAGGATTATTCCGCGCCATGCTACGGTGCCCGCTGTTCTCCATCCAATCGCACGGATAATTGCTGAAGCACCTAATGTGATACCCGTGGCCTTGATGGCTCTTGTTGGTGATTGGCCACTATACAAGATGCCGACACCGATGCCGACAGGTATCTGCCACATTGCAATCACTGGGCCAGTTCGTAGTCGCGTCGAAGACGCATGATGTAGTTTAGATCGGGTTCTTCGATTGCTGTGCCTACAACTTGGAACACGCACGGTGGGATTGTTACCTTAGGTTCGTCACCACCCACACTTACATATCTAGTTAAATGAATACGTGATGCTGACGTTCCGATTCCTTCACCCCATACATTGACCGTTGAAACTTGTTGCATATCGGTTTGACTCCAACCTGCATCATGGTAGAGGTTTCTACTTCGGCACCAAAGAACTTGTTCCATATCTTGAACTGAATCGTTGAAGCCGGGGGAATAAAGATTTTGAATGTTGGTTGGGAGGTTCAAGTCATTATCTGAAATTTCCACTTTGCTGAATACATCCATTATATCCACTTTAATTCCAGAGGCTAAGATATCGCTGGCTTCAACAACTTGAGCAGACTGTAAAAAGAAAGTCAAGGCTTCTCTTTCCAACCCACCGAGATCAATATATCCTCGCCATCTAAACATTTGAGAACCGCTCGCTTGAGCGGATATGATTTCCCACCCTTCCCCCTGGTATGATTGAAAAGACAAAGTAGAACCTGCAGATGATCCAATGAACCCATCAACCAGTTTGTTCAATATGCGTGGGGTATCAGTTAGTGCTTCAGGCATTGTATCACTTCTTTGCTAGTTTGTGTGCTGCTTTTTGTGCGTTCTTGAATCCATTAGTCTTCCATGATCCATTTTTCTTCTTGAATCGAGGTGCAACCTTACGAAAAGCAGCACCATATCGCTTAGAATAGGCGCTCGCTTTCCGCTTGGGCTTGGGGGCAGGAGCAGATTCACCACGTTCTGAGGTGATGTCACGCACGTCTGTGCGATGTGCTGCACGATAACCGGCAGAGTATCCTCGTTCCCATTCATCTGTAGGCATCTAAATGCCTCAGTTGTCACTAGCCGTGGATTGGATCGCTATTGCCATCCAGTCCTTGGTCGATAGTTTGACTACTCGGCAACGGATTCTCGCGGTTACACGAACGGTGGCAGCGCCAATGGCTGTTCCATCATTACCGCCGACTAAGTAGAGGGTGTCATTGACAACTAGGAAAGCCTCGCTTAGATTGGCGGGTCCGAAGTTGTCAGGGTACAAGTCGTTGACATGCGTTCCAATGTTGTTTGATTGGTCGATGTTAAGAGAACCCGATGCAAT